GGCGAAGACAATGAGCTATAAAAAATCGCATTTTTTTCGATTGGTATTCGTGTTGCTTCGGCTCGGTCGTGGATTCGTTGGCGGTCGCGCGCTGATTTGTATTGGGTTCCTCGTCTGCTATTGCATTCACGACATGCCGGCACGAGATTGCTCAGGCTGTTGTCGCCACCGCGATCGACTTCAACTAAATGATCTGCAGTATCAGCTGTTTTGCGCTGACACCAATGGCAGAGCGGTTGCCCTTTGAGTAGTGCTGCTCTGTTGTTGCGGTACTCGGTGTTGTCTGTTGTGCGTCCTCGAGCCATGACTCACGCGCTTCGCTTGTGCTGACGCGCCACTGCGTGGCTTGTCCTTATTGATGATGTCGGTCTCATGTGTGTGTGTCCATGTCTGTGATGCCTGTTGTATTTGTATGTTATGCGAACCGATAAGACATACAGGGATGAATGCTCCACCCACGGGGTTGCCCTAACCCGTACCCTTTGCACTCATCAGCTGATTATGTTTACAGCTCGCCTCGGCGCTTTGCCTCGCTCACTTCGTCTTGCATGATTGAGGACGCGCCGATCTACCTCCGTTACCGGATGTCACCAACTGCCGAGCGAATGGCTTAGGTCGTGCTACTAGCCAATTGTTTAGATCTGGAAGTTGCTCAGAGTGTAGAGAATGTACTCCATGTCAGAGGGCTTCCAGACGCTATTGAAGTGAGATCCTGCATCGAATGCCATGAGCCAACGCTTCTGTAATGGTGAAAGCTTGCCCTTTTCGGCTTTGAGCTCTACAGCGAGCAGCTTGCCCGACACGGGATGCAGCAGGATCAGATCTGGGAAGCCTGCGTCGCCTTGAACATTGGTGAGCCAGCGTCCTCGAGAGTTCTGTGCCGGTAGGTCATGATGAATGAGCCAGCCGTAACGCTTCGCGACACTGATGACGACCTCTTTCAGATCGGCTTCACTCATCTTTCGATCGGGCTTCACTTCTTGCCCTGCCACATCATGACTAGAACGGTTGCCCACACACCCATCACGATGCCGATGATATTGAATGCGACATAACTCACTTCAAGACCTCAATGATCGCTGATGCTTCATGTGATTTCAGGAGCTCGAGGACAGCTTCATCACTATTGAGTGTGCGCTGGATGAGCTCTAACAGCCTGAGATCGTCTAGCCCTGCATCCTTGGCAAGCTTCTTGATGTAGCCGATCTGCTTCGGTGTAGCGAACGCTCCGCGCGGTACATGTTCTTGAATGGATGGTTGCCCGGCTGGGCGATCAGTTGTGGGCGCTAAGTTGCCCCCCAGCCGAGCGACCTTTTCCATCTCTTGACGAGAAGGTCGTGGACCGTTTCCGTGTCCTTGGATCGGGCAATTAGATATGGCGCGCCCGATTGCGCTGGTCTCACAGTTCTCCACAAACGATGTTGAGTTCACTCCGCGATCAGTTTTGATCTCTTCTGCGTAACCCGTTGAGATTGGATCTTTGTCATCTTTGTGTGCGTAAAGCTGTGCGTAGAACACGCAAGCATCGCCTGAGTAATTCATCATCGTGGTGTGGATCCGACCGTCGGGGTATGCAGCCCACCATCGGACTAGGCGTTGCTCGACTGTTTCGTAGTTGCTCAGATCGAATGCCATCAGCAGACGACCCAGACGATCGCATCGTTGCCCGAGACTGTCTTGCGTGTGCGTCCCGAGTCCATGACAAGAGCGTCGCGCACAAGTGACACACGCGAAGGACGGACAGTGTTGCCGGACATTTCAAGTGTGCGTTCTAGTTCTTCATCTGTCATTCCACCAAAGAGCTTGATCGCGTTGTAGATCTTTTGACGCTTGGATCCTGATCGTGGAAATGCGTTTTTGGCAGCGCTTAGTGATGTTGGATGCGCTTTCTTTGCTGTGATAACCACATTTCGATTGACTGTTGGCACATATTTAGTGCCACCTAATCCTGTGGTGATTTGGAATAGTTCTGGCTGATGGTCGGACATGTCGGATGCCTTTTCTATGAGTGCGCTTCGAGCGCTTTGATTGCTTGATCCAGTGTAGTCACATCGTAAAGTGGCATCGGATCATTCAATGAGAGTGAGTTCTTCATTGTGCGAAGCCGACGGATGATTGATGCGTGAGGGTTTTTGCTTACCGCCAAAATGTCATCCATAAGACCGAAGATTGCCATTGTGTGATTCGTGTTCATCGCTTGCTCCAATACCATTCGTCGAGTTTCTTCGGACAGTTCGCCTTGATTCCATGCAACACCTTCGCTCATTTGACGCTCCAAGGTCCCCAGCCGAAGCCATAACGCTCCATGCCGTAATTGTAAATTGCTAATCCAGCGAGCAAGTTAGTCTGAGCCTGTAACAGATCTGCAGGCTTGGCGATGATGCCCTTCACGGTCAGCCATTTATGCCATGAGCCATTGATCTGCAAGAGTCCGCGTGATCCGCCGTATGGGTCTTTGCGATTGATTGCGTTCGGTGTGCAGTTGGACTCGCGCTTCATGATGGACTCGAGGACCGTTCGCTGTTCCGGATCCCAGCCGAGGTTGATGGCAAGAGCTGAGAACTGTTCGCATGCGCTCGAGTATGGGTCGATGAAGATCGTGGAGCTGGTGGTCGTAGTCGGCTCAATCAGGTATGGCTGAACGCTGATCGGCGCTAGGGCAATAGTCCCAGAAGGCTCTTTAGACGCGCTAGGAGCCCCCGTGAGAGCCGTAACCCCAAAGACTGTACAAAGTACTAGCCCAATCAATTTCTCTGCAAAATAGTTCATTTTTTCTCCAGTGGTATAGGCACGCCCCATGATGAAGCGTGGGATCTGAATGCAATTTGTCCTAGTAGATATTTTCCCGTTTCGGGCTCTGTGAAGATTTGTACGAGGATCTCTTGTCCGTTATCCATCACGCCGATATAGACGCTGTAATCGAAGATCTGTGGCTCACTCATATTCACTTGCCTTCCGTCGGTGTTTCGACCTTAGGGCATTGGTCAAGCTTTAGGTGGGATTTCCCCGAAGACCTTTAGGAATGCAGCTTTTACCCAGATCACGGAGTCTGCAGCTTGTGGTGTGATCTCGATGTGGAACCAGTCTCCGCCGGGAGCGCCATGAATTGTTGGCTTGTCATACTTGAGCCATGCGTAACGGTCACAACGCCAAGCGCGTCCCTGTGGCTCTGGGAAGTAGTCAAGGATGCACTGAAGACCAAGGTCGTTAGCGTTCGCGACAAGCTTGTCGATGAAGACGAGAGCTTCTTTGCGTCCAGCGTTCGGATGCTTCTCGCTTTTGCGGTATGAAAGATCGACAGCTCTGCCAGTGGCGTGAACTGAAAGCGATCCGGGCTTTCCACGCATGTCACGCTGACCCCATGAACCGTTGTTCCAGAGTGAACCATTGGAAGCAGCGATGGCTTGCTTGATCCATTCGTTCATCCCTGCTCGAGGAGCTGGTGATGCTCCGTCAGCGTTGCCGATGTAATCCCGAGCGTTAGGAACTCCAGCTTTAGCTTTGGCTATTGTCACGACCGAATGCCGAATCTTTAGGGTTCACCCAGCGCAGCAACGGGGGGATGATTGCTGCGATTGCACCTTTGCCGAAGTCGCGTGGATCTGTTGTGCCGGTGGAATAGACAGCGATAAGAGCTCCGACGACTGATCGAAGGTAGCTGGCGATCATGGCTTTGTCTTTAGCTTTCATGGTGGTCATCCTTTGCTTTGCTCTTGAGTCCGTTTGATGCAAGTAATCCTATTAGACCGCCACTCAATGTCATGAGCATTGGGTTCAGGACTGAGAAGGCTTCTGCGTCGTTTGGTGCTTGCTCAAGTGGCTGGGTCACAAAGAGCAGACCGTAGAGCAGGGTAAAGATTGAGCCAACGAACGCGCAAGTAAGACCAATACCGACGACAAGGATGAGTCGTGCTTTGATTTCGTCGTTTGTGTATCTAGCCACAGCGACCACCACCAACTGCGATTTCTGTCGTGAGTGTAATTGCTTTGTTTTTGGTGCGGATGCAGTTCATTCGAGTTCGATCAGCACATCCGGAGCATCCCCACAAGACAACTGCAATGAGCGCTGCATATCCGATGAGGTAACGCCAGCGCATTACGAAAGCAGCGCAGCTACTTCGTCGGCAGTGAGTCCTAGTTTGGCGATTACTTCGGTTTTGGCTTGTGCTTTGGCTTGTGCTTCTGCCTCGTTTGCTTTAGCGTCGGCAAGCATTGCGTCGCGTGTTGCTTCGTATGCGTCTTGTTCATCGGCTGTCATTGGACGATCTACGCCATTGATACTGATAATGAATGCCATGTCAGACTCCAGTCTTTGAGATTCCGTAAACCGAATATACGCCAGTAAAGTTTCCTGATGCGGCGTTTAACTCAAAGCCGTCGTAAGCGGTTGATGTGCTGTGGTTGCCGTAAAAGAATTGCAAAATA